TCCTCTGCGATGCGGGTCAGCACTGCGTTCTTCTCGCCGAGCGACGAAACATAAAGACCCAAGGCAATCAGGATGCCTATGAGTTGACCCACGAGCACAGTCGTTTGCAGCGGTGTCAGAGATTGCTTTCCTGCGGGAGCCATTATGCTGGACACGAGCCGTCGATGGGATTCGGAACGCAAAAGAAGTAGACACCGTTTATTTTTGTGACGATCACGACCGTATTTTCCATGATTGGCAGCAACGAATAACCAGATGGAATGGTTGCGTCAGCAATTCCAGGGCCGTCATAAAGATTGTCAATAGACTGCAAAGATTCAATCGTGTTGTAAGCGTCAAGCGTTGATACGCTAGCGTTTATTTCCTCAAATAATAGTGTCGTAGAATTGAATTCGCACAATGAAACAATGTATTTCCATCGCCGATTACCAATACCTGTATATGAAAGAACGATTGCTAAATCTCCGCTGCTACCCGATGCATTGTTTTTCCTACCCCTTGCATCATTCGCAGGCGATCTCTCATTCGCTTTGTTGGCGATCTTGTTCCAGCCCCGAGTCGACATCGGGCCAAAACCTTTTCGGATATTTGGCTTGATGTCCATGATTATGTGTACGCAATTCCGAGCGTAGAAAATGCCACTGTCAACGGGAACGGCTGCACCCAATAAACATGAGTCGCGTGCGAGATGTTTGTGCTTGAGACCGCCGCGTTTGTTGCTGGCGCGTGCTTCACATTTCCATCCTTGTCTCGCAGTGCCTGCTGCCTCATGTGGAATGTGTACGGATCATGCGAGAATTGGTAGTTGACTTCGTAAGTGTTCGGGCCAATGCGACTGGTCGTTGATCCAGTCAGGACGAGCGAACCCAAGTCGCATACGTATGTATTGCCTGTCGAGCCAAAGGTGTATGCCGCGCTATTTCTTTTGCCAACAACGCCAGCAATCGTCGCATACGCGGGTCGTCCGTAGATCACGTTGCGCACGCTTATATTGATGACGGTCTGAATGTTTGAAATCGGTTCGCCGCTGGTGTCTACTGTTGTTCCCAAAATATCGACTGAGTCATCAGGCGCGCTTCCGTTTGCCTGAATATTCATCGAGGTTCCCGATCTCCAGATGTCCACAATATTCGTGGTGATAGAGGTTTCGATGGCGGTGAAGCCCTGCTCCGTTTCTGTTTTTACATCTATGGCAGTTGCTGCTGTACCATCGCCAGTAGTGGAGTCAAACGAAAATACGACATTCCATATCTTGTCCATTCCATCGCCGACTGGCGAATAGATCGCAGACACGAATCGCATTCTCGTAGCCATGCTCGTGTCATCGCCGCCGCCGAATACTTCGTACGCAGTAGACCCCGATGCAATCGTAAAAACGCTGACCGCCAAATTTTCGTCATCCGTCACAAGATAAGACTGTGTCCCGCTCCAGCGGCCGCGATCGTATGTCGCCTGGCGTTCGCGCTTTGTCCATACAAGAGCCATTATGTAACTCCTCCCATTGTCTTGAGTGTCTTGTCCATCGACTCCATATATTTCTTAAGTTCGATGGCGTTGGTCAATGTCTTTTGCGCAAGTGCCATCTCTTGACTCTTGGAGAAGTCTTGCGAACCCGCAACCTTAATCGATCCAATTGCGGAGTCGACTGTTGCCATGTTGTTTTTAGATAGGTTGTTGACATTCTTCTTTGCAGTCGCAATATCTGTCTCAAGAGTTGCGGTTGCCTTGAGATCATCTGCGGCCTGTTGCGCCGCTTCTTGTCTTGCGTCGGCAGTCTTCTTGACCGCTTCGAGCGCGTCAAATTCCTGCATCAGTTGCTTCTTGCCAGCGTCGGTCATGCCCTTGTGGGCTTGCAACTCTAACTCATAAATCATGCGCTTTGTCCGGCCAAGATCGAGATATCGTTGGTGTTGTTGTTCAACCCATTCGGCGGTAGCAGCCTGCTGATTATTCTGTGCCTTCAACTCATCGGCACTGTCTTTGTTAAATTGCGCAAGATCCTGTTGGGCTTTGCCCTTTTGTTGAAGAACAACTAGATCTTGCACATTCAATTCAATCGTCTTCTTTGCCTCTTCTGCCTGAGAATGAATTGCTTTGTATTGTTGATCTAGTTCAAGTCCGATTTTCTCTTCGTATTCTTGTCGAGTCTTTGCTGCCTGTGCTTCAGTCTGAATAATGGGGTCATGAGTCTTCTGTCTTTCCGCTCGTTTTTCGTCATATTCAGCCATCTTCGCTTTGGTTTTTGCTTGCGCATCTTTCATCTGAGAATCACTCAGATTTTTAAGTTCAACCAACTTCTTTTGGCGCATGCTTTCTTGCGCAATCATTTCGGGAGATTGACCGAATTGATCGTTCTTCTTTTGTTGAGTAGTGATTTCACTTTCGGGAGATTGCAATTTTCTTAGATTTAAAACGATGTCAGTCGTGCGTTTCATCTGCCCATTGCTTCTTGCGATTGAAGCATTTGCGGCATCGACTCCGTTTGCCCACTCGCCAATCGATTTCCCAATTTCAAAGAATGTCCCCGCAATGGGTATGGATTTGATTGTCGTAATCAAACTATTCCCGATGATCTCCATCGCACCGCTCAAACCCTTTTCGCCGCCCTCCTTGAAACCCTTGATCATTTCAAGAGCCATTTTGCCGCCAGCGTCGACCATGCCAATGACACCTAACCCGCCTAGTAGTTGGTTGCTAAGATTCTTTATCTGCTTCGCATTGATCTTTGAAATACTGCTTCCGATTGTTTGTTCCGCACTCTTTGCGGCAGCATTCGCAGTCTTGATGCCCGCCAAGAAGTTGTCGTTGTTCATGTAAGTGTTGACAACGAATGATCCAACTTGTGCCATTACTTGACCCCCATCTGTCGTTTGAGTTTTTCAATCGCTTGTTGTGGTGTCTGCTTCTTCTTTTCTACATACGGCATGAAATCCTGCGGGCTGAATGACTGTGATCGACCCGACCGATGCGCGTTGGCGACAGTAGACGCGACAATGCCCGCGCCGAGGTCAGCACGCTGGCGTGAGTCCAGGCATCCAACAATGCCTTGGTATTCAATCCATTCTTGGAGTTCTCGTGAGGACATTCGATCTCCTAATTCGGCAACAGTCATTTTCAACTCAGCCGCAAGCATGAACATGAACATGCGTATTCCGTTGCGGCTTCTCAGTTTTTTTCGAGTTCCTCTGCGTCCTTCGCGCCAAGGCCCGAAAGGTGCTGACAGTGCTCGTACAACTTGTCGATCACGCTTGCGGGCATTGATCCGACCTGATCTATCTCAGCGTCGGTGAACAAGCGCACGCCAGCCTCAGTCGTTAAACAGCGCACGACGAGGCTGGCGCGGATGTTCTTCACGCCCTTCTTTATGTCACGCTCGCTATATACGTACTGCTCCCACTGGTCCCGTTCCGAGGCCGTCAGACCACGAAGCGAGACAAGTCCGTCGATGCCCGCAACCTTGACGGTAGCGGTCGGGATTTTGAGAGCGAGTAGTTGTTCTCTGATTGACATGTAGGTCTCGATTAGGAGGTTGCTGGAGTAATCGTGTACACGCCGCTGCACTTGATAGTGAATGACGCAGTCATCACAGCGTCAAGACCAGCCTTAATGCTGAGAGATGTGACGATGCCAATTCCAGTAATCTTGGTTGATTGATAGCCAGAACCACCGAAATTGATTTCATAACTTTGTTTTAGACGACTGGTGAGAGCGGTTTGCAAAACTAAAATGCCTGCATCGTCGCTGTCGTAGTTCACTTCTGCGCTGATGGAACCCGGGTCAAGCAGACCAGCTTGGAAAATCTTTACTGCTGAAGCAAGCGAAGTGGTCTCCACGGTGCTCTGAGCCACCGAATCGAATGAGAGCGAGGTGCACTCGCCGACTGTAACAAGGGACGCAGTAATTACTGTGTCTTGTTGATTTGGTAAATTAACAGTATTCGCAGGATTTGCAAGAATCTTGAATGTTGTTCCGTAACTGATTAACTGAGCCATGTGATTATTCTTTCTGTGTTATGGCTGCGATCCGTCAGTCAACGTGACTGGCGAAGGAGCCGATGCGATGTAATAAATTTTCAGAGTCACGCTGCAAACAAACGCACCGAGTTCAGTGCCCTCGCTGCCTAGGTCGTAATTCATGTTTGTGCCTTCGATGCGAATGCTTTGGATTTTCATCGGGTTGTTGGTCGATGTCGCAAGCGATCCGCTTGCCGCGTAGAGATCGACCCGAACTGCGTCGGCAATTTTTGCCGCGCTGGATAGTGACGAGTGCACGCAGTCCACATTCACTGTGGCAACCCGCAGGCGATCTGCACCAACCAACGTCGGGCTGACCGTGTCATCGCTTTGAGATGTGACGACAATGAACGGCATCGCAGTTG